TTTTTATCTTTTACCCAATAATCTTCTTTTAGAATATTTTCAGGAAATTCTTTTAATAAACCATCTTTATCAATTTTCCCTTTTGTTACAGCAGCTTTAGTTATGAAATGTTTTTTAATATCTTGGATAATATTTTCTTTATTTCTATCTAAGTCTTTTTTTATTTCTTCAAAACTATTACCATCTTCAATTAAACTTATTATGTTTTCTTTAATAGAGTCATTTGTACCTAAAGATATATCTTTAAAAAATCTAAAATCTTTACCATTTGTTTCATAGAATTTAACATCTGCACCTAGACCATTTTTAAGTTGAACCATTGCATTAACTTCATCTAACAAATAACCATAAAAAGCATCAAGAGCATCATCTCTATTTTCATATAATTTAATAGGTTTTCCACTATCAATATCTCTAAAAGTAAATAAATTTTCAGTACCTCTATCCGCAGCACGGAAGAAAGTATAATGTCCTTTCATTGTAGAACTAATCATCATTGCCCATTTATCAGGAGAATCTAATGACTTAGTAAGTTCTCCACCAGGCTCACCTTTAATAGTCAAACCATTAAACATACCAACTTCTATTACGGCTTTAGTAGTAATTTCATTATTACCAGTTAAACCACTTAGTCGTTTTAATGCAATTGAATTACCAGTAAAAACATTGAAAATATGAGGAACTTCATCACGAAGAGGATTTTAAAGTTTTTTAGCACCATAATTCATTTTATTAGCAGATAATGATAAGAACTGATTTAATGTTGCAGCGTAAATACTTTTATTATCTACACTCATAAACTGATTATCAACTGATTGATTAGAAGATTCAACAAGTTTTTCAGCAAACTCCATAATTGTACCTCTAATATTATCATCTTTAAAAGGATTATAATCATGATTTATTTCTTTAGCATTACCGTCTTTATCTTTAGGGTTTAATGCTTTATCAATATTTTCTAATAAACTATCTTTTGCTGTTAATCTATCACCAAATGAAGTACCTTCAAGTCCTTTTATAAAATTATCCATATAAGATTGCATGTCTTTAATGTCAATACCTATTTTAGATAATTGTTTTTTTAAATTTCTTACTCTATCTGTTTTATTTTTACTTTTAATTATATTGGAAGTTTCTGCTTTAAAAGTTTTTAAAAAATCAGGAAGCAATCTAGTTCTAACACCATCTTTTTCTACATCTTCTTTTATTTTATTAAAGTTTTCCTCCCATGTTTTTACTATTTTTTCTACAGCTCTTGTTTTATTTGCATCATAAAAGAATAAATGTCCTTTCTTATCAATTGTTGCCAATAAAAATTTAGGTGCAAATTTACTAAATGTTTGAATGAATTGGGTTATTACCCTAACATCATTTAATGTTATATCGCTTATATTTTTTTTACCTAAAACATGTAATGGTGATGTATCAGCATTTACTAAACTTTTTAATGCTTGCCCTGGACCAGATTCATTTTTTTCTTTATTAAATATATTATTTAATTCATTAATAATAACATCAAGTCTAGCAGGTTTATTTGCTAATTTTTTAACTAATAAATTATATATATCATTGAATTCATTTGGTATAGGTAATCCTAGATATCCTCTAACATTTTCAAATACTTCTTCACCTTTGACATCTTTCCAATCTTTATTTAGTTTTTCATTAACTAAACTTGAAATTAATAATTTAATAGCAGAAGGCATTGTAGACTTCTGATCAATTAAAGTAGAATCCTTAATAAATGCACTATCTTTTGAAGCTTCTGTTTCATTTTCAGATCTTTCGTTATCAAGTAATGTTTCAGTATCAATTGAAAATCCTAAACTATTCATATAAGTTGTATGCATACGAACTAATTCATTCCATCTTTCATTATTACCAGGACCTTTTCTTGAAATAAAATTATCATATACTTTTACTATATTACTTAATCGGGTATTTAAATTAATTAATTGTTGTTCTTGTTCTTCTGTTTTATTAGATGCTTTTTCTAATCTTTTTATTTTTTGTATAATATCAAATACAAATTTAATATCTCCCTTTAAAATAAGTTTTCCTTGATCAGTATTATTATCTATAAACTTTTTTGCTTTTGTATTATCAATTCCATCTGGTGTCCATCCAGCTCTTTCAATAATATTCTTTAAAATACCTAATCCATCTTCCCTTGCTTGTTTTTTTCTAATTTGATCATATAATACTTGTTTATTAACTCCCTTTTCATAAAGAGCTTCTGAGTTAGTTCTAAATAATTCAAATACATCATTTGTTAATGCACCCATTATTGAATCTAATTCATCTTGATTTAATTTAACATCTTTAAAATCATAAAATGAAGAAAGTTCTTTCACTGTTTTAGATTTTTGTTGTTCTGAAATAACAGTCATTTCCTCTAACTGTTTTACCTTATCTGCAAAAATTTTATACTTGTCATCTACATTATCATCCATTAATAATATGGCAAGCATAGTATCTGTATTTCTTATTTTTTCTTCCGGTGTTTTGTTTTTATCATTTAAAGTTTCGTTATACTCTGAAAAATCTTCTCTTAAATCTTTTTGAAGTTTTTGCTTTTCTTCTGTTGTTAAAAGTTTCCTTGAAAGAGAATCGTATTTTTTATCTTTTAAAAGTTTTTTAATATGTTTTAATTCTTTGTTTGTTAATTCAACAGAATCTATTTTATTTTCTTCAGGTGAATTAAGACTCCAATCATCATCATTATTATTTAGCCAAGTATCAAACTCTTTTTTTAAATCTTCTAGATTTTTTGTTTTATTCAAAATATCTTTTAATTCATTTTCTGCAAGAGTGTCTAAATAGTCATCTGCTGCTCCTTTATTTTTACCCCAGAAATTTAATTCATCATTTGCCGTAATTCCAAATATTAAACTAGATCTATCTGTAAGGCCATCATCATCATCTTTAGTTTCTTCAGGTTTAACTTCGGGTTTAGTAACATAATCAATAACAGCAAAAGTTGCATCATCTTGTTTATTACCTTTAGCAGAAGTAAACTCTTTTAAACTAAAATCGGCATTATTATATTGTTCATTAAAAGATTTAAGTTGACTTTCTTTTTCTATAAAATCTGTTGATACTATTAATTTTTGACCAGGTAAAAGTTTTATAGTTGCAGTATGTAATGGACTAGAGGTGAATTCAAATTCTCCAGATTTTTCACTATAACGCATACCAAAACCACCAGTAGTAGCAGAGGCAGACATTCCATGTGTTTTTACAATATTTCCATCTTTATCTACAATAGTAAATTGAGTATCTCCAACTTTAGTAATAACATAAGTATTTTCTGCAGTATTTTCTACATTTATATAAGTTGTAGAAACTGATGGGGTTGATGCACCCTCATTTATTTTACCACTATAAACATCAAGTGCAATAGTTTTTAAAATATTAGCAACATTCCACTTTAGTTTTAAACTGTCAATATAATCGGTTACTTCTTTTAGATTTACTTTATTTTTTTTAGATTCTGCAATATATTTAAGTATTTTAAAATATTTTAAATCACTATCAGACATATTATCAATTAAATCTTGCAATATAATATCATCTAAACTTCCACCTTTTGCTAGAATTTTAGTTACAGTAGTAGCAATACTACGTGCATTTACCATACCATTAAAATTAGCAGCTGCCCCTCCCATACCATCGGCAATAGCTATAATTTTTCCATCATCACTAATTTTAATACTATCTTGAGCTTCTTTACTATAACTTCCAATTTTTATATTATCACTTTCATTTTTAATAATTTCTGAATCTAATTCAGCTCTATCAATAGAGTGTCCTAATTTATCATTAGTATCCCCAGTATCTTGATCTCTAACAGATAAAAGTGCATCTAAATATTCTATTAATAGAGGTGATGTTTCTGCTTTTGCTTCTGCTTTAGTTATTTCTTTATTTAATACTTGATTGGCAAGCTTTACTAATTCATCAGCAGATGTTTTTGTAATAGTATCTAAAGTACTAAAAACATAACTTATCTCTTGAGGTGTAAGATTAGTTTTAACATCATCCTTTTTATCTCTTTCTGCTATCTTAGCTTCTAGTTCTTTAATTTTAGCTTCTAAATCACTAACTTTTACAAAGTCAGCAAGTTTAATACTTTCTTTAATTTCTTTATTTAAATCATTGATTTGCTCTTCAAAAGTTTTATCTTTATCATCATCTGATTTTAAACTCTTTTCATAGACTACCTTGTCATCAATATCTTTAAATGCTCCTGCTTTTTTATAATGTGCAGCACCTATTATTAAAACCTCTTCTAAGACACCATTTTTCTTAATCCCTACTGTGACACCAAAACTTTTTAATATGTCATTTAAGACATCAAGAAACGCCTGAAACATATTCTTTTTACCACGCTTAACAGTGTATTCAAGATCTTCTTTAATTTCACTTATTTGAATATCATTTAATAGTTCTTGAAATTCTTTTTGATTCATTAAATTAGCAAAGAACTCTTTCATTGCTCCATCAGTAGATTCTAAATCTTCTAATGCTAATGTCTCAGAATCTGTTAGATTTTTAAAATCAACACTATTTTCTAATATTCCTTGAAATTCATCTTGATTTATTCTTTTACCAAATAACCAATAAGCAAGTTTATTAATCTTCTCTCCTGTTTCAGGATCATTATATGTTTCTTTCCATAAGTCTTGAATACTTTTCTTATTTTTATTTTTAATTAAATACTTACCTACTGCATCTCTTAAGTTAACAAGTTTATCCCAATGTTCACTTTTAAATTTTTTCTTATCTAATTTGTGTATTAATTCATGTGCTATAGTTGCACCTAAGTGTTTAGGTGTTTTATTACTACGTACAATAGATCCTAAAGATAAAGATATAGCTTCTGTATTAGAATTAAATTTAGCATCAGGAGTAATGTGAGGTATATAATTAATAGAAGTATCTTCATCTCCCATTATTTGTTTAATCAATCTTGAATATACATTATCTTCTGTTGGCATGAATTTTTTATCAGCAAGTAGTTTTTTAACACTATCTGGCTTTTCTGTTTTTAATTCTATAGCTACATCACCTGCATTTTTTACTCCTTTTTTTCTAAAAATATTTAAATCAGTTTTACCATCATTACTTTTTCTTGTACTTATAAGTAATCCTTCTCCTCCTTTACCTGTAATTAAATAAGGTAGATATTCATTAATAAATGTATTATTATAATTTAATGTTTGAATTATATCATTTTTATTACTATCAAATCTAGATGGATCATCTTCTAAAAATTTATCATAGTATTCTATAAAATCACTAGCACTTTTAATTTCTCTACCTAAAAGTTTTTTTCTTTTTTGTTCTCTCTCTCCTTCACCTTTTAATTCACTACCTAATTTTAATTCTTCATTACCTAAAGTAAATATTTCTTTAATAGTTTTTATAACTTCTTTTGAGGTAATTAACTCAACTTCTCCATTTTCATCTATTGAATAAAAATCATGATAGGTTTCATTAAGATAAGAGAATGTTTGATGTACTAATAAACCTTCATTCCCTTCTATTTTTTTAACTTTTATTCTAGTTCCAAAGTTACCTAATGTAACATCACCTGCAGTATCTACATTTATATAACCATTAACAAATTCTAATGTATCATCTTTATCAATAACAGGTAATTCAGTTTTTTCTATAGGTGTAAAATCTTCATCACCTGTATCTTCATCTGTACCTTCTTCACCACTAGTTTCTTCAATAGTAAAATCAAAATCATCTATGTTATCAGCAGTTAGTATAATTTCATTTTTTGATTCTTCACCAGTCCAAACTAAATCAATACCATTAGATTCTAGTCTACCTACTTCATCTCCGTATTTTAAATACTCCCCTTCATCAAGAAATAAACCATCTTTCTTTAAATAATTAAGAGGTAGGGGTTTTTTCTTTTCATCAATTATTGTTTCAGAAAAAGACATATAACGTCCAACAGTTCCATCATTATAAACAACATTACCATCTTTATCTTTAATTTTTAAACCTAAAGATTCTAATTCATCTTCAGTTATTACTCTTGATTTAAGTATTGTTGCAAGATATTCTCTATAGTTATTATATTTTATAAGTTTAATTTCATTAGTTTCTTTATCTAAATAAGGATGTAAATATTCTTTATCAATATTTTCATCAGCAATTAATTGAAAATGAACATGTTTTCTTTTTTCATCTAAGAAAAGTAAAAATTCATCAAAATATTGTTTTCCAAATTTATCAGTTATTTTATCTTTTTTGAAACCATTATTAATATACTCTCTTATTGAATTTACAGGGAAATGTCTTTTTTTACCATCTTTGTTTACAAATTGTATTCTTCCACCTGAAATCCAAATACTAAATTTCTTATTATCTGTGGGACCAGTCCAATTAAGTACTTTATTAAGTAATCCAATATCTTTAGATTCTTTACCAACTGAAATTAAATTAACATTTTTTGATTCACCATTATTTGTTTCATAAGTACCTTGTTTATTAAATGCACCTTGTTCATCTAATAATTCAGTAATCAATTTTAATGTTGTATTAACTTCATCTTGTTCTAATTTACCAGCAGTTACTTCAACAAGATTGTTATTGGGTTTTAAAACATATAAGATACCTGATGTTACATTGAACTGTTTATCAACTATATCACCATCTTTATTTTTAACTCTCTTTTCTACTGTTGTATTTCTACCTTTTGCATCTGTTGTACGAATTAATCTATTATTTTTATCAAGTATTAAATCATCAACAATTCTTAATTCTTTATCTTTACTACGTGATAATTGAAAACCATCAGAAACATCTTTAATTTTTACATATACTTTCTTATCTTTATTTAATTCATTTTCAACATTTTCTCTAAATTTAGACATCTTAATATAGATGTTATTTTTTAGTATTTCTTTTACTCTTGATAAATCATCCTCATTAGTTAAATTATAAGTATTACCCCTTATTGTTATTATGTTATTACCACTAACTTCACCCCATTCCTGAGCTGGAGATTGTCCTAATACTTCTCCAAGTTCATTAAGAAGCATATTGTCACCCATAGTTTGGGTATACCTATCTGGTTCTCCAGGTTTTGACGTTTTTACTATATTAGGGATATTAGTAAATACTAATTCATAACCATCTTTTTCTAAATCATCATGAGTAGTAGTATCGTCTAATGGACGCATATCACCTTCATTATTCATATAAATACGCTGACCTTTTTTATTAGTAATAATAGCGTATAAACCACCTCCAAATTCTTTATCTGCTTCAACAGTAGTTAAAACTTTTCCTGTTTTATTTTTAGTTTCTGAATCTACTTGTGTTATTTCAACTTTATTGAAAGGATCATCTGGATTTCTTTCTTCTCTTTCACCAGTATCTTCATTAATTACTTTAGTTGGTTGTACAAATTCTATGTTGAAATCTTCCATATTATCAACATTTAAATTCATAAACTTCATATGACGTATTTGATAATCAACATCAACTAAGTTAGGTAGTTTTGTTTTTGTATCAAATATTACTTCTTTACCATCCCATTTAAGATGAGTAGGCATAGTACTTAATACTGTTGATTTACTATTTATCAAATTATCATCAACACCTTTCATTAGAATGTCATCATCTTCTAATGTATTGGTATTTTTATCTTCTTCTTTTAAAGCATTATTTATTTTTGTATCCTCTGCTGTTAATTTAAATTTCTTATTACTTAAAGCTTTTTTTGAACTTTTTATTATTTCATCATTACCTGCGAATAAAGCTTGACGTATTTCTAATTCATCTTCAGCATCATTTTTTCTTTCAATTAATGATTTAAGACGATCTCCTTCTTGTGACCTTACTAAATTAGTCCAATTGAGTTGTCCTTCTAATAACCCTAATTGAACTTCACTCATTACATCTTCCTCTGCGCCAAATGCTGCAACAGAAGCCATTAATCCGGTTTGTGCTCCATTTGATATAAGTTCATGATATTCTTCTATTTTTAAATCTATATCTGCAATTTGATTCTCAAGAGATTCAACTTCCTTATCAACTTCTAAAAATTCATTAGAAAATTCATCTAGAATTAATTCTAATTCTTTTCTTTCTAATGCTTTTCTTTCTATTTTTTCGTCATAATAGATTATTTCATCTTCAAATACTTGTACTTCATCTTGTTCTTTTTTCTGTAAGTTAAGTATTTCTTCTTCTTCATCTAAAAGTGATTGTAATTCACCAGGCTTTCTTCTCTTATGTATTGCAACTTTAGTTGCTACCTTAAGACCTGTTCTTTTATCACCACCATGTATTACTCTTAATCGACCTTGTACATTATCTAATTCTGCTTGTAATACATTGTTTCTTTTGATCCTATCTGGATCATTAATAAGTTTCTCATTTGTTTTTCTTTCTTCTTCTGAGATATATACATCATTATCAATTTGAGCAATTTGATTTAATATATTCTCTTTATCTGATTTTTCTTCAATATATTTAGGATCTTGTTTTTTATCATTAGCTTTTTCTAAATCAGCTTCCAAAGCATTTTTATCTTTTACTGCCTGACTTAATTTTAATTGAGTACCATGTGCATTTAAAATACTTTCTTCAAAATTTTCTAATCTTAAAGATTCATCTATTTTAGCATCATATTTTTTATTTATTTCATCTTCAACTTTTGTTTTAAATGCCTCAACAGAAGTTTCTGTTTTAAATGGTTTTGACTTTTTTAAACTTAAAATTTTAGCTTCAGCCAATTCTTTATCTACCTCATTACCAAAAAGATCAGTTTCCTCAACTAATGTAAGTAATTTAGTACTGCCATCTTTATATGTTATGAGTCTAAATAATTCTTCAGAATCATCTTCTAATTTTTCTTTATATGTATCAACTGTATCAACTATACTACCGGCATTGTTTTTTAATTCTAGTTCTCTTTCTTTTTCTATACTCTCTCTTTGTAAAGAACCAATATCACTAATAGCTTTTTTTATTTTGTTCTTACGAAGAACTAATGTTCTCGGTGAAAGATCAAGATCTTTATTTTCAATAGCAGCTTTTAATTCTTCTTGTAATTTAATTAAAGCATCTAACTTACTTAATTCTAGTTTACTTAAATTAGAATCTTTTTCAAGTATTTCTATTTCATTTTTAAGGTCTCTTGTTATTTTATTTTCACCTGTTTCTGGATCAATAGTACCATTGATCATTTCAATCATTTTATTGATATCACCTACTTTAACATCTTCATCAGAAAATGTACCAGCAAATTCTTCCCAGCTTTCAACAAATATATCTTCAAATTCTAAAAGTTTATTATACTTTCTTTTATTATTTTGTAATTCTAAATCAATAACCTCTACTGATTTTTTTAAATCACCAAATGCTTTTCTTTGTCCTATTTCTTTGTCATTCATGTCTTTTAATAATTGTTGAACTTTATTAAAAGCACTTTGTTCGGTATCAGTTACCTTTCTATCAATCCTTGATAGAATATAAATAGTACTACCGTGTATATTTTCCTCGTCTTGTATTTTATTTTCTATTTGTTTTTTAATTTCTCTACCCTCTTTTCTTATTTTATGTACTAGCTTTCTCTCTTCTGTGTAACGAGATAGTTCACTTTCCCATTGATTAAGACTTTCTCGAATCTCTCTAACGGTCATTTCAGTACCATCTTCTAATTTTACAAATTCAACACTATCAGCATCCTTTCTATTTTCAATAGTTGCTTTTTCTAATGCATTAGACATCCTTGATAATTTCTCTGCAGTTTCAGGAGATATTGTAATTGTTTCTCCGTTAGGACCAACAAAATCTGTAGAATTTATCCTTGTAATACCCACACCTTTTAAGGGGTCTTTAAGTAATGCTTTTAATTGATCAATATCAGGATCGCCTTGATATTCAAAATCAGTATTATATACTGAATTAAGTAACTCTTGTTCAAATCTTGTATGAAATTCTTCAGGTAATCCGAGTTCATCTAATATATCACCCATTAAAGAAGATAAACTATCAGGGTTTTCATTATCTAATATTCTAACAATAGCTTCTTCACTGTCAAAATATTTACCTCCGTAGATTTTCCTGGAGTCTAATATACCTTTTAATTTTTTATATATTTTTCTATTTAGTCTAATGTTTCTATTAATATCTTTAAGATTTACATCAAACTTTTCTATTGATGTATTTAGTTTATCTAAATCATCTCTTAACTGTTGTATAGGTGTAGCTAATCTATTTAATTCCTCTCTAACAAAATAAATCTCTTTTTTTCTATTTTCAAGAACATCTACATATACTTCATATCTTTCAATTTCTTTTTCGTAGTAGTTTCTACTAGAAAGAATGTTTTTTCTTATTCTTTTAGCTTCTACTAATTGTTTATTTAATTTAGTAATATGACTTAGATGACCTCTAACAGATTCTTTTTTACTTGTTTTTTCAGTTATTTTTTGGCGCTGCTTTTCAATACCCTCGCGTATCTTTTCAATTTTATTATCCTGTTCTTCTACTTGTTTTTCAAAACCAAGTAACTTATCCCACATTTCAGTTAACTTATTGTGAAGTTCTTTAGCGTCTTCATCAAAAAGTAATTGTTCTTTATCATCAACAAATTGTGCAACAATTAAATTAAATTGAGCTGCAATAGGATCTGAATGATCTACAAGTGACTGTTCTAAATTATCTGACTGAATTACTTGATTCATAAAGTCTCGCAATTCATTAAAACGAGCTATATTATTACTTATTTCTATTTGTTTATCTATTAAATTATTTCTATTTTCATTTTCATTAGTGTAAATTTCAGCTTTTTCTACTTTTAATCTTTCTAATGTTATTTGTTTATCCCAAAAAGCTTTAATAAATTCTAATTGGGCTTCAGCAACAAGAGCACTATCTTTTTCACGACCACGTAAATTTGAAATAGTATCTAAATCAGCTATTTCAATTGCTTGTGAATCAGATGGTTTTATTTTTATTGTAGTTTCACCTTTTTCTTTTTTAGTAGAAACAATACCAATTGATTTAAATTGTTCATCAAAATCTACACTATCATCAGTAGGAAGTGTTGCAATAAATTCAAGAAATTGCTTTCCGTATTTCTCGTTTTTAACTTTACCAATACCTTTTATTTTTAAGAATTCACTTTCTGTCTTAGGCATTTTTTCTGCCATTTCCATTAGTGTTTCATTTTTAGCAACATTAATTGGCTTACCAAGTTTTTTCCTAAATTCTTTTAATTTTTCAAATCTTAAATCAGCAGGAGAAAGCATTTCAAATACTTCTGTATTTTCATTGTGTTCAGTATCTTTTCCTATTATTGAATGCCTGCCTTTATCATCTTTATAATATTTTTCATTAAGTTTAGTATCCGTTAAAGAAATAGATTCTTCTTTTATTGCATTTATATTTTGAAATACAGTAAAAGAACCATCTTCGTTATCCGTAACAGTATACATTTTTAATCTATTAGGAATTGGAAGTTTATTTATTTGATCTTCTAATTTAGATACCTTAAGTTGAGCTTTACTTAATGTACCTGTAAATTGAGGTTCTCCTTTTTCATCTTTACCAACTTCTTCTTGAATGTAACGAATAGATGTATCTAATGAGGCTACCTCTTCATCAATAGCTCTATTAATAAGTAATTCTTGATTGTCTATTTCTTTACCTGTTAATGTATCATCAAAAACAGGACGATTTAATATTTTATTTAATCTATTTAATTCTTTAATTAATCCTTTTCTAAGAGTATCATTATTATCTAATTCATCAATTCGATCAGCTGTTCTTCTTACTGTAGTTGTATTAAATATTCGTTTACTATGAACAGAAGAAGTTAAAGATTTTTTCTTTTCATTTAATTCATTCAATTTAGTTAGTAGTGTACCAACTTCCTTCTTTGATTCTTCTAATTGTTTTTTATTTTTTTTGTTTATGTTATTTTTATGTTCTTCCCATTCACTTTCTTTACCAGGTTTAATTTGATTTTCATAAAGTTCTTTATTGGCTTCATTAACTAAAAATGGTTCTTCATTTTCAGGTGTAAACATATATTTGCCATCTTTATAATCAATTCTACCTCTTTTACTATTAAATAAATTGGCTTTTCCTTCTTCACTATTATCCCAATAAACGAATCCATCTCTATCTTGAAGTTCCATTAATTGCTCCATATGTAAATTAAAATAGAACTTTCTTCTTTTCTCTCTATTCTTTTCTTGTTCTTTTCTAATTAACTTAGCTAATTTCTCTCCACTAACTAAATCATCAAACTCTTCATCAAGTTCAAGTGATTTTTTAACAGCAGCTAATTTTTTATCATATATATCACTTTGTTCTTTAGTACTAAATTTATCAAAACCTAGTTTTTCAATTCTTTCATCAAAAGGTTTAGATATTTCATTTTCTCTTTTCTCTATTTCCTTTAAAGAACTACTAATTTGATTTAATAAGTCTTCTCTTTTTTGTAAACTTTCAGCTAAATCTTTTTTTATCTTTTTTTCAGGTATTCTATCAAATTCATCAAGTTCATCTTGTAGTTCATCCTGTCTTTCTTTTAATTCTGTTAATTTCTTATCAGAAATTAATTTCTTATTTTTCTCCTGTTGTATTTTAAATGCTTGATCGTATTTAAATTTATTAGATACACCATCTTCATCTATTTCATTTATATCAATATCCTGTTTTTCTGCATGGCTTTTAACAGCTAATTTATGCTTTTCTTCTGCCTCTTTATTTAAATCTTCTATATCTTTACCTAACAAATCATAACTTAATCTATTGTTAAATGCAGCATGTGCAATAGGATTATCTAGTTTAGTATTATATTCCATCCAACGATCATAGTATTCATCTATTTTTACTATTGCCCCTTCAACCTGATCCTTATAATCATCCGTATATCCTTTAGATTTAGCCTCTTCTGGACTTAATGACCCTATCTCCTTAAATGTATTTATTAAGTGATCTTTGGTGTTACTTTTAAATGATTCAACAGCAACACGAGCTAAAGAAAATTCTTTATGTTTATCAGCTCTTTTTCTCAACTGTCTTTCATTCATTTTATCAAACTCTTTGGCGAGTTCTTTTTTATTTTTTTCTAACTTATCTTTAGATTCCTGTGTATCAAAATCAATTGTGCCTGAATTAGCCATATCAATTCTAGCCATGTTATCAATGATTTTATCTTTTTTCTTATGGTCTCTAGTTTCAATAAAATCATTAATATCTGCTATATTTTCTTCTAATGCAGCTTGATATTTTGCACTTGCAATAATACCTGCACTGTCTTCAACACTCTTCTGCCATGCTTCAATTGGTTTATTTATTCTATCATATTCATCATCAACTTTTTTATTTGCAGATACCAGACCGTCTTCATATTGTACTATTACATTTCCTTTTTCATCTAATTTTTCTGTTTGTCTTTTTTCTCTTACAAACTTACCATCTTTATCTTTTTCAACTTCTGATTCTACATATTCATTAACTAACTCACCTTCCTCATTTTCAACCATTACATCTTCCATTTCAACCATTGTTTCACCAGCTCTAAACTTAAGTGAACCATCAGGGTAATACACATTTTCTTTATGTGTTTTTGCAACCTTATGACCAAATATTTTACTTGCTGCACCAAAAGTTACCTTATCTAATCGTGAACCAGTTGTACCCACAGATCCTTTTATTGTTGCCATACCAACATGAGCTGGTCCACCTAAGAAACCTAATACAGAAGTTTCTACAATATCTTTATAACTAGCATCACCATATATATTACCTGTTAAATAAAATTCATCACCAAATATAAGACCTTTAGATCTAGCCATTTCACCTGTTCCCATTGCTCTATGAGCCTCTGCTTCAGCTTGTTCTTGGGCAATCATTTCTATATTTTCTTCAACAAGTTCTTGAGCACCTTCTTTTAACCCCGCCCCCATTTCTTTTCTTTTAAAAGAGGGTAAAAATGATTCACGTTTAAATCCTTTTACATTTTTAGAACCATTTAAGAATCTACTAGACATTGTTAAATTTAATGCAATATTGGCTCTACTTGCATTAACAATATTTGATGCTGTTTGAGCTGCAATTTGTTCGGCATATGCATCACTATAACCCATTTCAATAGCTTCATTATATACACTATTATATGATTCTGTTGCACTCATTATAGCAGCAGATTGGTTTAACGCTGTTGATACAGCGACATTTTGTGCCATATCTCCAGCTTTTAATCCTTCTCCTATTGCTGTACCAGATCTACCTGATCTAGCCATCTTTTCACCTGTACCAATTACTTTACCGTGTCGTTTTATTTTTTCTGCCTTTTTTAAAGTGTTCAACCATTTAAGTGCTTGTGCACCTCTACTTACAAAAGCACCTGCACCCATACCTTGTAATCCAAATGAAACTGCACTAGAAGCAAGACTTCCTGCATTTTCAATCCACCATGAGGACATACCAGGACCCCACATTCCAGCATCTTTTTTCTGATAAATAGGCGCCCACTCATTTGTTTTTTCTTTTTGTTCCGCTGCCCAATCTGCAACACCTTTAAACATTCCTTTATTTGGATCAACATATCCTGGTAAATCTACCATTGATGCAAATCCAGCAGCTGTATCAGTTAAAGTATTAAAGAAAAATCTTGCTGTTGCATTTCCTAATTGTTCCTTTGTCCCTTGCTTCTCCCAAAGATTATCAGCATTATATTCAGAACCAACAGTATAATCAGCACCCAATCTTTCTGCTTCTGTCATCATATCATAATCAATATCAATATCTGCAGTAGGATTTAAATAAGGACTTATATATCTTTGTTGTTTCTGATAGTAATCCCACTCATTGGCATATTTAATATCTTCTGCCATTGATTCTTGTAATTTTTCAGATGTTGCTTCATTATCTAGACTTTTCAAATAAGCCTCCATTTCTTCTGGATTCATATTATATTATATATTTATAGTATATGGTGATTATATTTATTTTATTATATGGTAACGGTATATGTTATTGATTTAATATTTCAAAGTACTGATTTAGTTTTGGTTTATATCTTGAAATTTCTTTATATTTTTTATCTATAGCATCATTAATTATTTTTTCATCTAATGTAATACCTTTTTTGAATTTTGCTTTATTTTCTGCTGATAGATTGTAAGTAAAAAGTTTATAATGTCTAATTGCGGGTTTCATGTATTCTTCTAAAATAAAATCTTCACCTGGGTTTTTACTACCACCTGCTTGAGCATTTGTCATAGCTTTTAAGACAGTTCCTTGTCCAGCATTATAAGCAGTACCAGCAAGGATAAGAAAATTAGGATCGTTAGGTTTGACACCCATGTCTTCAGCTTTATTCTTAAGAGCAGCTGCACCAAAAAGTATATTAATTTCAGGATTATACCGATATGTTTCAAAGTCATACTTTGATAATTCAGGATAACTCCCCTGAATTCCGTCCCATGTTGATTTAACAACTTGCATTAATCCGAATGCAACTCCACTGCTTGCTTCAGGTTTTCCACCTGATTCTACCCCCATAATAATTTTAAGGTGATCGGCACGCATACCATATTTAGTAGCAGCATTTTCTATAAAATCATTATATTCACTAACTTTAGTTAATCTTCCTTGTATACTTTTTCTTTCTTTTTTAGTTATTTGATTATTTATATTTTCGAGTACTTGTGCTTGTCCAGGAGAATAAATTATCATTTCTCCTTTTTTATTTTTCTCATACACTTTACCTGCAGGTCTATCATTTCTAGCTTTTGTTATATCAATATGATAACCTGTACCTGTATCATGATAATATGCACTTGCATTATTTTTTCTTAAAAATGCTTCCCCTGAAGGAGTTTTAAAGAATTCCCATAATGCTCTACCTGCTTTACCATCTTGTCCATCTCTAGTACGTATGTCAACTGAATTACCTGTCATATGTGGACTATCTATCATAGAAGTTAAATTAGTTCTGTATGCACTTGTATTATCTTGTATTGATCTTAAACCACTTGTAATTACTGCTTTATCATGAACTGTTAAACCATCAAACATAGATAAATCTTTTGGATCTATGTAATTATAGTCTTCATTTTGAGTAAAGTTACTTAAATAAGGTTTTACAGTAGATAATTGTGAGATATTTGTTATTGGTTTTTCATAATTTTCTTTTGCGCTCAACAACCCTTGTAATATATCACTCATGTCCTGAACAAGATTTCCTATTGCAGGAGTAAATCTCATTTTAGCACGTGTACCTTTATTAGTAACCATTGGAATCTCTTGTATTTCCTTTAAAACATCTGGATTAACAGCATATATATCTCCTGTGCTTGTACTAAACCATTTATGTTTTTTAGCTAAACTGGGTTTAGATGCAAATCCTAATTGTGCTTGATCAATTTTACTTAAATCATCAAATACATTTTTCTCAATTGAATATTTATATTCACCGTCTTCTTTTTGTGTTTTTTGAACTACGCCGGGAGTCGTAGTAACTATCTTATCTAAGAACCCGGTAGCTGAAAACTTTGAGGCAACTTATTTGCAGTAGTTCCAGTTGTAGTTCCAGCTGTAGCTGTAGTTCCAGTAGCAATATTAGGTTTAGTTGGATCTATTCCTGTATAAAAATATTGAAGTGCATCATCTATACCTTTTATTGCATTAGATTTAGTACCCCATGATTCTTCATATGGATGATATTCTTTACCTGCAGGAACACCAAGTATTTCTGAAATTGATTGACTAGCATATTTTGTATTTTCTAATGCTGCTTTTTGTTTTAATAATTTATTTATATGTTTCATTTTTTCTGAACTTTTATTTTTTACATATGTAAAAACTTCATTCATAGTTTCAAATTGATGATAGAATACATCTGTAGCATCCATTCCGTATTTAGGATTTCCTTCGTCTTCATCTTCGTACATTTGACTTTTATCACTCATAACATAGAAATTACCTCTTATAACTTTATTACCATCTCCGCCACTACCAGTAAAATTAGTAAGAGCTTGATGTACTCTAATTGGATTTCCTCCCCCAATGGTTGGTAAGTCAGCCCATAAACCATTGTTTTTAATTAAACCTTTACTTAAATAATCAGTATATTTCATCTGTAATCCTGAAATTCCAAAATATTCTGTAGCAGTTTTTTCATCTATAGTAGTAGTATTCATTTCAAAAGTTTTTGAAATTGTTCCGTCACCGTATTCAAATTGTGCAACAAACATAGGTCCCCCTGGATTAGTATAATCTAATCTTATACCTGTTAATTTTTTTTCAAGCCACTCTTTTTTATATTCATCTGCCTCAAACCCGCCATTTGGATATTTAACATTATAATCGGCATCAATCTGTTTTTGAACGTCTTGTTTATTAAGAGCTTCTTTCATTGTACTACCATCTGAGTTATCATATATAACTCTTCTTATTTTTTGATCTTTATAACCTGCTACTATACTTCTTTTAATATGATCATATTTACTTTTACTTTCACCATCTCCACCTACTTCAAATACATAATATTCACTTGTTCTATCAATTTGTTGTGATAATTCGTCTACTGATTTAAAATATGCTTTTAATGTTGGATCAGTACCATACATTATTTTTAATTGTTTCTTTTTGTTTTTATATATTTTTTCGGTTGCTTCTGGTTTTAATGAATATGTTCTAGACTCTGAATCATAATAAGTTAGTCCTGCTCCTAGTGGATGTTGAGATACATTGCCCATTCCTGTCAATTGTTCATCATTCATTAATAATGTATTCATTAACTCTGTAGTATAAGAGTTGTTATTACTTATTTTTGCTTTTTCAAATTCTTTTTTTAAAAGTTCTTGATTTAATTCAAGTATATAAGCTCTTTGAGAGCTAGCTATAGTATATTCATCATGCATATTTTCTAATTTATGATTGTATTCTACTATGTATTTTTCATACCAATCTGTCTCTTTAAGATCTTCTTCTGTATATTTACCGGTTGTAATGTTATTTCTAAATATAAGATGTGCGTCTTTAAGTTTTTGAATATCTCTTAAGGTTTCATCTTTAGTAGCATCTTTACCAAGTTTAGCTTCTAATCTATTTACAAGTGACCAGCTAGTATTTCCAATATCACCAATTGTAACCTTCTTATTGCTTCTTTCTTTTAGCTTCTGTTGTCTTTGTTTTCTAGCTGCAGTGAGTCTATCAAAATCAACTTCAATAATTTCTTTTGTAGATTCAAATACACTATATGCAGTACCTTTTAGTGGATTTGCCCAATTTATACCTGAATCTGTTTCTGCCCTTTCATTAGCTAATTCATGTTTTCCATTATATGTATTAATTTTTTTTCCATTATCATCTAAATACTTGGGTAACTTTAAATGTAATCCGTAGCTTATTTGATCGGGAGTTAAGCCGGCATTTATTGCTAATTGATCTAAAACTACTCTTAAATTTTTATTGCTAGTAAAGTTTTTGTTAAAAGTAGTTTTAATATTTTCAATTACTCCATCATTTTTATCTAAAAATTCTTTAGCAAGTCGTATTTTTTGTGCTATTTTAAATATTTTAGCTTCTAATAATTTTTCTTCACCTTTACTAGAACTACTTTTTAATGTTTTATTTCCTTCATCATCTTCATCATATAAGCTTTCTAAATCTGTTTTATATTTTTCTTGTAATTTTGTAAGAACAGAATTAATATTTATATTAATATCACCGTCTTTGTTTTCTGTTTGATATGTTGTTATAGAGCCTGATTTCCAATTACTATTTGTATTTTCTGAATTAAGAATTGATTTATATACTTGACTACTTAACATATTTGCATTTTTTAGGATATTATCATCTCCTTCTAATAATTTACGTATATCAGCAGTTGTAAATAAATCATCTCCAACTAAATCTGATATATTTTCACTAGTATAACCTTTCAATGTTTCAAAATCTAAACTTTTATAATTTTCTTTATTAGCTAAACGCAATTTTTGTTTAAATTTTTTTATTTTTAAATTCTTTAAATCTGTTTTAAAAGTTTCATTATTAGGATTTTGTTGAATTTCTTCATTTTTTATTGTTATTTCATCATCTATTATTTCTATTGCACTATTAATATTTTGAATTGTATTAATAGAAAAAACAGTCGGATTTCTACTTCCTTCTTTCTGTCCTAATTTAAATAATGTTCCGGGTTTATAAATAACACCATCCCCTCCAGATCCTTCTCCATTTGGATCATTAACGGGATGTACAGCACCTATTACTTCTATTAAAGTATTATTGTTTGTAATATCAGATATTTTTGCAACTTCTGTACCTTGACCTATTTGTTCAAAATTAGTTCCTTCTGTATTATTTAAAAGAACGTCAATAGCATCTTGTCCTTCAGGAGAATTAAAACTATGATAAGATACTGTAGCCGTAGTTGTTGGATGAGTCTCACCTATTGGTTCAGCTTCTATTGAACCTGGTTTTCTAGGATTACTCGTGGTGCCTTTATTTGTATTAATATCATTACGTTTATCTAGTCTTGTATCTTCATAAACATATTCACTTTTACCATATGTTCTTACTAATGCTACAACTTTTTCTCTTGCATATTTATCAGCGTTTTCATGATCAATACCTAAATCTCTTTGACTTTCATAATGAATACGATAATATTGAAGTCCTTCTGGATCTGTTAAAAACCCATCTATTCCACCAAGTATAATTTCATCAACCATGGGACGATTATCTTTATGGGTTTCTATCCATGAATTATAATATTTAATAAAATCTTTTCCGTCCCTAACTTCATCATATCCAGTTTCTTTCTTTAGTTTATGACCTAAAGTATCAAATAAATCTTTAGCTGCTTGACTATGATCTAATGTTTTTTGAACCTCAAATGTACCCGTTAAGTGATTTATATTTCCTTCTTCATCATATAAAGATACCTTATTTGGATCTTTTCCAAATATTGTTGCTGATCCACCCGCTGCTTCTAACTTACGTTTTTCATCATTATAGATATCAGTTTGTATTTTAGCATTAGTTAATGCTCTCCATTCTGTCTTACCCATGTAATCACCAGCTAATCGTTGTAAATCACCTTTACTTATCATGGAATAATCAGCATCTGCTTTATCTAACATTGCATCTACATCTGATGCAAAACCTTGTTCTAATTTTTGAGCTAATGCCATGTCTTCACTATTATCTCTTGTTTCTTTCAATAACATCTGATTTCTTGCATCAGCAATAGCATTTCTTGTTTCTTCAGCTCTTCCTTCTCTTGCCATTATTCCAGATGCTAGTTTCTCAATATCTTCATTATAAGGAGTTATACTCCCCATATCAGCTGTTTTCATACCTTTAATTATTGCCATTTTGTATTATTTATATATTAAAAAAGTAAAGTGTTATCATTATATTTTATTAATTTTTAATGCTTAAATTAACTCAACAAATATAACACTTTACCACATTAATGTCGAAACAATAACGTTTTACATATTATTTCATTTTAATAATAGGTGTATTTCGACGTTCATATTCATTTAATAGGTTCTTAGCAATGATAATCATTGATGTTATATGCCTATCACCTTTAAACTTATTAACTTGATCACATACAATTTGTACATTATCCATAGTATATCCTCCACTTGGTTCTATTTGATCCAAACTAGGGCTATGAGGATGTATTTTTATTGGTATTATTGATTTAGCAGAATAAGGTTTTATATAAAATGGAGTACCTGATACTTCACATCTACCATTATTTAACTTTTCTTCAACCCAATCAATAGTTAAATTGAAATCAATTCCTTTCTTTTTCGCTCTTGCTTTCGCACCATTAACCAGTGTTCTTGCTCTATATCTAACAGGATTAGCTAAAGCCCATATTTCTAGCTTTTTACGCCTGAATTCTCGCATTTGATCTCTTTCTATTAACTTATTAATATACTTCTTTAAATTAGCATTAGAACGCTTTCTAAGACTATTTAATTTAATAATGTCTTGTATTTCGTTAACAGTTGCTGATTTATATGAACTATGTATTATTTCTTTAGTTCGTTTACAATATCTCATGATAATTATTTACTGAGATAATATTAGTTATTTTATTTCCCTGTACTTCCAAAACCTCCAATTCTATCAGAAATTACTTCTTCAAATTCTTCTACTTCTATAAAATCAGTATCTTCAACTTTAGATAAATATATTTGACCTATTCTATCACCAATTCCATAAGGAAATACATCATATGTTAATATTGGTTGTTCATCAAGATTAAGGTTTGCTTCCATCCAGGTAGGTATAGCTGTAAATCTAATTTGATATTCATCCAAATAATCAGCATCTCCTAAACCAGGACTATTATTCATTACCCAATTATATTTAGTAAAACTTGATCTAGGAACTATATTTAATTTATATCCCTCTGGTATTTTTAATGCAAATCCTAGTTTACAATATATTTTATTAGGTCCTTTATAAATTAATTCTGTTACAGTTACATCCCATCCTCCGGCTAATTGTGTTGCCTTCTTTGGTATTTGAGCTAGAGGATGTAATCTTTTAAATTTTATTTTTACTTCCATGTATATTTATTTTTAACTTTTTCATAGAATTCTGACATAAATTCCGTTATATATTCGTCTGGTACATTTAATCTATTTATTAAATTTCTACTTGCGTCATAAAAATTCCATTCTGTATTATATGTGTGCCATCTACCTAAATTTATATTATTAGATTTAAGTAACTCTCTAACATTTTCATTACCTTTGTTTAATAATAACCAAGGAATCCAATTAGATTCTAACATGTGTTTACCTATTAATGTAACAGCTAAATCTATATTAACAGAATCTGAAGATTTAAGAAGGGTCAATATTTTATTAGAATTTTGACCCATATCTTTTGCATGTAAATTTTTAATCATTAGTAATACATCACAAGGATGATGACAATTCTCCCAACCTATATTCATGTATAAATTGTGAAGTTTTTTGTCTTTATGATGAAATACAACACTGTATTTAAATGTCCGTTCTATTTTTGTTGTAATTATCTTAGTTATTTTATCTGAGAATGTTGTTGTCCAATTAATTTTTAATTTAGTAAGTTTATTTTTTAATTGTTTTTTAGTACAATTTGCAGGAAAACTTCCTTCTAAATATACTAATTGATCTAAATTAAACCATTCAGGAGATAATTTTTGTTTATATTTATTCATTTTGATATAAAGCTTTAATAAAATCTATTTCATACCCTTTAGGAACATCTAACATTGCAATATGATAATGTATATCATCTTTAATATACCGTCTTTTATTGTAAGTTCCTGGATAAGATAAACCTAATTTTCTTAATAATAATCTTACTTCTTTAATATGTTGATTTAATTTTAACCATGGAACCCACCTTTCATCCATTTTGTATTGTTCTATTAATGTAACAGCGAGTTTAATATTAACATCATCTTTTGATGTCAATAAAGAAATAACTGAATCTTCAGTATCTTCTATTTTACTTCTATTTTTATTTTCCAAACACCTTTTAAATTCATTATATGAATATACTTTTTTACCTGCAAAACAATTAAATGATTTATTTATTATGAATTTATTAGTTGTTTTTCCACCATTATCATCAATATAACCAATAAATTCTCGTCTATTAAATTTAGAACCATACCAACGATTATAAGAATTATATCCTGTTATAGTATCTATTAATATACAACCTGAAGTAACAGAATCAAATTTATCTTGAATATATTTTGGTACTGTCTTCCAGTCAGGATTTATTGCATATTTTACTGATGGTGGATGAAATTTATCACATTGATGTCTCGTACATACAATATGAGTAACATTTTTGTCTGGAATTGAAGTCCATGTAATTGATTTCGCAGTTAACATTTTTTGTAATGTTTTATGACCTTTTGTTTTATTATCAATAAACACTATTGATTTATCATCAAATATTAATGTTTCATTTATGTTATTTTTCATTTTTTATTATTTTTTATAATATTTATTTCTATTTTCTATACTTTTATTAAGTAAATCATTGTCTAACACCATCATAAGATTAGAAATAGCATGCGCCAAATGAAGTAAGTTACTTTCATCATCAATATCATTATTACATAAATATTTATTTATATGTCTTAATGATGCATCAACATAGGTTGTATTTTTTGCTCCTTGTGAGAAATTATATTCATCATATTTATCGGCACCATAAGTAAATACTTTTGCTATTTCAATTAATGCTAATTGTGGAAGTAAAGATAATCGGGGTTTAACCCGACCATCTTTAACAAATTCTTTTTTTGCTGGTTCATCTTTAGTGGCTAATACAAAATTTAAAAACTTATCATCACTTTCAGATTTACCAATACTTATTATTTTACTTCTATGTACAGGAGTTCTATCACCATTATTATTAATAATAATATTTTCGTATACTTCTTCAAAACCTATTATAACTCCACTTCCTTCTTTGGTATTGATATATTCACCTAATACAAGTTTAAATTCATCATTATCAATTTTTACATTCATTTTTATTCATTTTATTTTTAAATTTAATCGTTTCATCATCAATAGAATATTTACTATCAAATTCACTTTCTGATAATATTTTAATAGTTTCAGTATCAGTTAATTTTAATTCATCTATTAATTGTTCTAAGTATTCATCACTTCTTAATAACACATGAAATGATTTATCAAATATTGTTGCTGAATTAACATAACTATAATGAGAGTATATATTTTGTATCGTTTTATTATTACTAATTGAACGATATTCCTGTTCTTGATACATTTCACTATATTTTGATTCAATCATTTTACGTATTCTATTTTTAATGAATACTTTGTATCTTATAATTGCTTTATTAGATGTTTTATTTTCATATTGATAACAATCAATAAATCCATCATAACCTTTAATTATATTTAATTGTGCTTTAAATCTTGGATTACGTGTATCACAACATACTAAATATAAATAAAATGGATTGTCGGATAATAATTCTTCTCTTATTGAATAATCTTTAGAATTTTTATCGTCAATGTATATATTTATTGGTTCAAATGTTTCACTTAATGTTGGTTCTAGTTTTTGAAATGCTTCTTGTAGAGCTAAAGGAAAATACATTCCTTGCTCTATGTAAAACATATATTTAGCAAACTTAGTTAGATTAGGGTTTGAAATGTCTGTATTTATTGTCATTAATTTCAAATTTTTATTTTTGAAAACTTTGTTGGTTTCGGTGTTACTAAGCTCTCGTTATGCGTAATGATCCAACTCAATCTGAATCCTTCTTCGAGCTTTTTAATACCTTCTTTTAAACCATACCTATCAATAAATAGTTGAGTACAAACTTGTTTCATTTCTTGTTCAGTATTACATTTTAATAATATATTAAATGCTGATTTTTCACCTATACCTTCCACACCTTTATAGTTTTCTTTTGGTGAACCTTTCAACAGTTGAAAATAAATTTGATAATACCCAATTGCATGTATTTTATCTTTAACTAATTCAATTTTACCTGGGTACTGTATAACAGTAGTTTTATTAGTTTTTATATTATAATATATTCCGGGTATTGCTAAATAATCTCTATCATTTGCTATCATAACAGAGTTTGATATCCTACTTGCTAATATAGCAATAGCATCATCATTTTCAACATTTAAATATGTTATTGGATCATATGTGTTTTTTATCTCACGAAAACAATCTTTTAAATACGGTAAATAATTTGCTATTGCTTTTTTCTTTTTCTTAGTTCTACGTTGACCTTTATATACTGAACTAGTTGATACTTTATTTCTAAAGTTAGTTTTACTATCTTCTAAAATAATATTAAAATCATCTGTATGAAATCTTTCAGTCAATGTTTTTATATGATTGTAAATAGTTTCTTTATAATTCTTTTTGTTACCATGTATAAAAGCCAATGAACTACCGTCTATCCACAATCTTGTAGTTAACATAAATATTCATTTAATTTAGTTACTTTATATTTAAGTTTAGAATCACCTTTTTTCCATTTATTCTTACGATCATTTACATATACCTCAGTATTAATCATAATCTGAGGAGTAAATGTTTTTTTAAATAGTGTTTCTTTATTAATATATTTTTTACCTAAAGCATAAGGTATTACTTTTTGTACATAACTATTAAATTTTTCAGCCATTGCTGATTGTCTATCTGGAAATATCATGTCACTTTTTCTATTTCCATTAAAAGCACCTTTAACATCTACATAAATAATACCTCTATTATTATTACAATAATAGTAAGGGCGGTTTTCATAACCACCCTTCTTATTATGATAAAATATTTTATATGCTTTAGGATTAAACTTAAATATAAAATCTGGCGTATATTCTCTTTTTTTTGTTAAAATAAATAATTTATATTTATCTTTAGTTTTGAGTTTAGCCATCCTAGTTGACAATGTTTCATTAATTACACGATAGGTTTTTTTATTCGGATAAATCCAATCAATATAACCTGCATTATATAATTCTAATAACCAAGTATAAAAATACTCTTCCTCTTTAGAATCAAATGTATAATTAATTTTATTATTTTGTTTATTCATAATCTCTTATTGCAATTCCAACTGCTTCTAATGGTTTCTTATCGTTAGATAATTTACGGTATTCAACAGTTATCATTTTACCTTTTACATCAGTTTCAAAATTACGGGCCCATTCTTCACGTTGTTTACTTGTTCCTTTAAGTTTAACATGAAAAACTTTACCTTCTTTTGTTCTACATATTAAAGTAGATTGTTTTTCCATTTTACCTTTATTCCAATAATGGTCAATACATTCAAATTCATCAGTTACTCTAGGTTTAAGTTTAGTTTTACCTGATGTTCTAAATCCAAAACCATATTTTGAATTAGGATCACAGAATACACTTCCTTCATAACCTAAATCTAATGCACTTTTATGAAATGATGTAATATCTTCTTCTTTTTGAACAGTTTTACCATAATCAATTACGATGTTTGGAAAATCTGTTGTATCTAAAGCAAGTAATAGATTACGTCTTTGAGTAAAAGTAAGATTTGGTATAGCTATATCATAAATATGATATTCTAATTTATTATTTGGATCATCTCTTTTAACCATACTACCAATTTCCTGTAAAGGAACACCATGTAAATATAATTCTCCATCAAATGTTTGATCTAATTGAGTATTCATCATTTTAGTTATACTTTCTAAAATATGAGGTATATTAAATATTTTACCTTCACGAGATTTAAGTCGTATAACACCATTGTGTTTTTCAGCAATACACCTACATCCATCTTTTTTAAATTGAATATAACCTGATTTAAAGTTATCTTTTTTAGGTTTATATTTATTTAATAACATTGGCATTATAGATTTGTCTTTAAAAGTGTTATTTGTTGATTCATCAACATATGTCATTGTATCTTTATAACCTTTTGCAAACATTAAATTCCATTTACTCGTCAATTCCTTTTCTGCTTGTTGTTGAGGAGTAGTTTCATTTTTACGTCCAATATTTTTACCTGTAGTTACCTTAACAGAACTAATAGAAAATTTAGTACTTCCTATTGTTCCTGTTTTAGCATACATTACATATACATCTTTACCTGTTTCTTTACGAGTATAAAGATCTAAATAAGCTACCTTATTAGATTGTGTCTTTTTATATAATCTTTTAAGTTTCATAATACTTTTTTTAATTAAAATAGACTGACATATTTCTACATCAGTCTATTTATAAATTTCTAATTATTTTTATTTTTATAATTTTCTAAAAATTAATTTCACATGCACCACCTGCGCATGCTACTTGATCGTTAAGATTAGTTTTATCTTCTTCTTCAATGATTTTTGTTAAATCAATTGGATTAGATTCAATTATTTTAACTAATCTTTCATATTCTTCTTTAGTACATTCTTGAAAAGGAGCATCTTTATATTGACCTCCATCATAAGGAAGAACGGATAGTCCATTATAATTATTTTTATTATTCCACATCCATTCTCCTACATCTTCCCATTCATTTTCTTTAATACTAATAGTAGCACTTACATTATTATGATTTTGACCACTATTATAACCTTCTTTAACCCAGTTTAAATTAAATGAATTTACTCTTTCAATCATTTCTATGGCTGTTTCATTTTCACGTAAAATAGCCACATTTGGAGCCATTTGAGGTGTATGGATAATAGCTGAAGTAGAATCCCATTCCATAGTTTTAACTAATTCAGGATGATATTTTGTAAAAAATGTATGTAAATCATCTCCAATAGCACATTGCATATTACGAATATAATATTTAGAATGCCAAGCATGTATTCCGGAACTTGTTCCTAATACACAACTTGTTGAACCAGAAGGTTTTATTGTTGTTGTTCTTGCTGCTTTATTAATACCTGTAATTTTAGCAATTCTTTTATTTTCTTCTTTAACTATTTTAGTTGAATCAGGTAATAAAGAACCTTCTTTATTTATAAGATTTAATAAATCACCATTGCATATACCTGTAATACCTACACCAATTAAAGCATCTTTTTCTGTATTACGTTTCCATACATCTCTAAGATAATGAAAATCAGTAAAACCTGCTTGTAATGTACCAAAGAAAGCTGCACATTTAACTCTTTTTTTAAAATCATCAATTGATGTAATATTAGCACCACTAACTTCACACAAATTACAAAAAGTATGTGGTCGTAATGCAATTTCACAGCAAGGATTGGTTCCCCATTCTTTATCTTGATTCCAATAAATGCCTGGTTCTCCAAAACCCGATAATTCAATTTGTTTCCAAATTTTATTAAAGAATGTTTTACTTGCTTTATGCCTTAATAAGTTAACAGAATTATTAGCTCTACCTCTTTGACTATTTAATTCATACCATTTACCTGACTTACAAGATATCATTTCTTCATCATCTGCACTAAATAAACTAATCATTGCACTTCTTCTTATTCCACCTGCTAATACTGAATCAGCAATATGACATTGAATATCATGACATTCTAAAGTAGTTAATTTATCTCCATTTTGTTTTCTATCAAGTATTAATTCAATTTCATGTAAACATCTACGTAATGGTTCTGGTCCAGGAGCTTTACCCCCTGCTGTTACCAACCTTGCACCTTTAGGTCTAATGTCAGAAAAATTAAATCTTGGTTTTGATTTAGCATATCCTAAATAAGATTTTAGAAGTGATTTAATTGAATCAGCCCAACCTGTAATATCATCTGATACTAGGTATTTTCTTTCTTTAGTAGGTCTAATAATTTCAGGTAATTGTTCAACATGATGTTTTTGTACAGAGTAACCAACACCACAACCTGATAACAATAAAAACATTGTTTCTGAAAATGCTCTATAATCATTAACAGGTAAATAAGAACAATTATACCCACGTGCTTCATTTTTCTCAATTGCAATTCCACTAAATTGACACATTCTCATAGAAGGTAAAACTTCTTTTTTATATATCAATTTAATATTATTTTCAATTTCATCATGCAATTGAGGATATTTTTTCTTCATCATTGTTTCATACCGCATTACAATTTCTTCCCAAGTTTCACGTCGTTTTAATTGGGGATTATATTTTGCGTATTTTGTATAAACAACAATATCTGATAATAACTTTTGACTTTTATTCATTTATTAAATATAATTAATATATTTTATAATCTTTATGTGGCTATATTTAATATACCTTCTGCTAATTTAGTACATTCTTCTTTCATTTTTTCAGTTAAATCATCACTTAATCCACCTGCATCTAGTAATTTAGTTAATGATTCATGTTTACTTCTTTTTAATTCAATAGCAGCAGCTCTTACACGTATTATTGCAAATTCTCTATTCATTTGTGCATCTATAGCAGCTAATTGTTCTGGTGTAATTTCTGGTTGTTTAGTATCTTCCATTTTTTACTTTTTAAGTTTATTATTTATAATTTGTTTTGTATTATTTAATCCAATTTTTTTACATAATTCAGCAATATCTTTACAATCATTTACGTTTGGAATAATTATATTATTGAGATTATGTTCATTAGCAAATTTATTTGACATTTCAATACCTGTTGGATCATTATCGTATATAAAATATATATTTTTAAATCTACATTTAATATCATCTATTACGGCTTCTGATAATTTATTACTTTCACTCTGAGGAGCTATAGCATTAAATCCCATTTCCCATAAACACAACATATCTTTACCTCCACTAGCAATAAATAAAACATCATCAAAATGAGGTAATTCTTTATAACCAAATATATTATTTGTTGTAGTATTTGACCTCCATTTGTTAAAATCAGAATAAGGTTGATATAATTTAACCCTAGATTCAAATTGATATACATAACATGGATCTTCTATTATATATTTATATTTAGTTGTAAATACAAAAGAATTAGAATCTGATTTATAAGAACTAACAGGTTTTGCTATTTTATTTACAGTATTAAGTTTTATTTCAAATTGGTTCCAATAAGATTTATCGTGTTCATTCCAATTTCTTAATTTAATTTTAAAATTAACACTTTTATTTTTTAATTTTGGAGAACTTGATCTTTGCTTTTTAGGTTTAGTTAAATTAAATTTAGTATTTGATAATAAATCTTCATGTATAATATTTAAAGCTTCATAAAAATTACAACTATGAGACCACATAACATATTGAAAACAATCAAAATTTGCCTCTAATCCCTTTGCTCTATCAACAAACATATATTTATTTCTATGCCATTTAAAATAACATTTTCCTTTATTGTCATGTCGCATAGGATTTCTATAAATTGGTTTGTTATCTTTTAATTGTTCTCCCCAATAAAATTCCATTATATCTTTTTCTGTTATCTTTGACAGAATATTTTCTTTTAAAATCATTGATCATTTTAATATATTTTATTAATAATATGCATTAGGTTATAAAATATAAACAGACTATTAAAATTAATAGCCTGTTTATTATTAGATAAGATTAAATAATATTAAAACGGAACATCATCATCAGTAACAACTGATTCTGTTTCTGTTTGATTTTGTGGTAAATCATCAACAGTTACCTCTTGAAAATCAAAGGAGTTATTCCAAAATGATTTCCATGGATATTCTTCATGTGTTAAATATTCAACTGCTTTTTTATTAAGCTTTGTTTTAGTTAATTTAACACCATTAAACATAGTATCAGTATAATCATAATTACGATCCGTAGGTCTATATGTTGCTTCTATTCCCACAGGGAATACAGTAAAAGGAGCTAATACATCTTGATAAATTTTATCTCCATCCTGATTTGGACGAACACCAAGGAAAATACCAAGTTGATTATTTTTATCCTCCTTAACAAAGAATTCTTTACCTTCAAAATCTTGAGGATTGTCAGCCATTAACATATTTAAAGCTGTATAATCACCATTAAAGATATTCTCAATTACTTTAGTTGGGTTTTCACCTAATCTAAAATCATCAAGTCTTGTTGACTTTTCAGGTTCATCATTATTAAT